CGCCATATTTGTTGCCATAAATGAAATATGGGCGGCAATGTGTGCTCTATGATCTTGGCCGGTAAAAGCTTGAAAAGGTTTTCCACCAATTGCATCAATGTGTTCTAATGCTGGATTTTTAGGTTGTGGTTGTGGAGGCGGTGGAAGTACTTGGTCAATATTTTTGACTCCGATAGCCACATACATATCTCGATACGCTTCATACATATTATGCATTTGCGGATTAGATTGTGCTAATTGTAATTCTGTTTGTGCAATGGAAACTCTTTGGGTTGCTGAAAATATATTCGGATCAGCAACAGGTAGGATATCAATCCTATCATCAAAATCTGTTTGTTTAATTTGTCTCTCTCCGCCGACGACATCATAAGGATAAACCGGTGGTAAGTAAGTTGAAAATGCCTTCGACAATAAAACAAATTCATTTTTCATCGCTGCATATAATCGCTTATGGATTGCTGACATTACCCTGGAGCCTCGCTCTAACAGAGCTACGGTCGTTCCAACAGCAGCCTGTTGGTTCCCGTCACCGACCTGCATGTCAGCAATGGACGCGAATCTTTGTCCTGCCTGAACACAAACTCCCATCAAGTGTAACAATGTCTGTGAGGGTTCTTTGTATGGCAAATTCATAAAAGCATCTTTTAGATTTCCACCAGGAGCATCGACATCACGCCATTCCCCGGGTTGCAGAGATTGGGCATCATCTCTAACTCTAATACCCCTCTGTTTGAATCCTGAAGGTAAATTGGAGAGTGTACCTGCATCGATGAGTTGACGAAGCGCAGATGTTGCTGCTCTTGTTAGACCGCCAATCATATGGATTAATCCAAAACCATAAAATCCTAGTCCAGGTAAAAATTTAAAATGGACAAAATATTGGATTTTATTTTTCTTTTGATCATCTACTTTGTAGTTCCTTCTAATAGACAAAACTTTTCGCGTACCATTGTCAATTGTAACAATGTATGGAATTTTGATACCTGTGGGCATTCCATCTTCGCCCCGATCTTCAAAACCTTCTAGATCTAAATCAACATGACATTCTATCAAAGTGAAAATTGGGTTATTCTTGTTATAACCTGTTGCTCTAGTTCCTTCGAGTTCTCGTTCTTTTTTCTTTAATTCAGTTTCTTCGGCATAAGGAGTCCCTAACTCTACATCTCTATAGAATCCAGAAACTTGTTGCTTACGCAAATCATTTGCTGAAATTTTTAAAACATGACATATGGCTTCCGCATCCTCTAATGAGGTAGCCGAATACGGAACCACTAAGTCATCTGCAGTGACGAACTTTGATACAGCTCGCCCCAGTAAATCGTCGTAATAAACTTTTTTAAAAGTTGAACCTGCTAGGGGCAGGTAAAATAACATCTGATCAAATTCAGCTTCATATTCTTTCATGACAGACATGATTTGATAATTCATAAATTCTTTAACTCTTTGTGCCTGATCCTGTTTTTCAATACTTGCTTTTCCTAAAATTGCAGTTCTAATGGGACCATTGGCAGGAAGTAATTCTTTATAAGCTTGGGCTTGAAATTGAGTTACCGCTTCAGCGAGTACCGGATGCGTTGCACCACTAGCTCCTTGAAAAGGTCTAGTTCTTTGTTCAAACTGAAATCCTAAAAGGTCTAAGCCTTTAGTGTAGGATCTTTCCCATTCTCTTCTTGATTCTTTGTAGTCGGTATAGTTGGCATATAGTTCTGAGCCGATGGGATCTAAAACAGAATCGGGTAATAAATCAGCTAAGTTCGCATAGTGATCGTCGCCAGATTCTTGCGACATGCTACCAGGATCAAAATCAACGTCAACAGATCCATCTTCATTTTCTGTAACTTCAGTATTCTCCGACGAAGGTATGGTTTCCTGTACTTGAGTCTGAATTTCCACTTTTTCATTTGGACTCGGAATTGTTACACTTTGTCTTACGTTAGGAAGACCCTTATCTATTTCTGCCATTTATTTTCTCCAATTTTATAGGTTTATCCTGTTTTGTTTCTTTAAGCAAGCCTCTAGGATCTGGTCCCTTTACAGGTGGGATTGCATTCCATTTTACATGCTTCATGTTTTTAGTCAAAGTCTTATTTTTCATTAATAGTATTCCTTAAAATCCATAGGTCTCGGAGTTGTCTTATAATCTTCCGGGTGTCCTAAAAAACCACCCTGTCTAAATCTCATTACAGCTTGAGTAGTACTATCCACCAAATCATCATGTTCGCCATAAGGAAATGCAGCACATTCCTCCATAACTTCTTGAGCAAATTGTAAATGCACAGGGGCCCATACTTGGCCAGATTCAAATAAAGGTGCAACCGAATTTACTCTACTGTGTTTGTCGTTTCCACGTGAAGGCGTGAAATTCACTACCGGTATACCCATATTTCTAAGCTCATAGGTGAGAGGCAGTCCAGCTGCTTTAGCCTCGATTAAAACTATTTCAGGTTCCCAATACTTATAAAGCTTTAGGGCCTCACGTCTTAAATCCGGGAACTCGTATCTCTCCTTAACAGCATCTAGTAAAATCATATTGGGTTTAGAGTCCTCATTCTCCCGAAAAACTCCCCAGGTGGTAATAGCTGAAAAGTCAGCAGTTTCTTTTTTTAAATAAGCAGTGTCATAAGATTGTATAACATAATCACATTTTGGAATTCCTCTATCTTCTGGCCACTTCTTCCACCACTCCCTTTTAATTAAAGCGCCTTCTTCAGAAGTAGGATTCTGCATATACTGTGCATTCCATTTAGGCAGTGCAACAGAAGCTTTAACTGATAGCAGCTGTTCCAAGTCCCAGTATTCTGGCCACACGGGTTCACCCGATGGCATGATCGCTGGAAACTCCACAACTTCCCACTGATCTGCTTTAGGTTCTTTTTGAGCACTTTGTAATTTTCCAGTTAAGTCTCCTTTATTCCATCTGGTCATAACTAAAACGATTACTCCATTGGGCTGAAGTCTTTGTCGTGGTCCTGTGGTGTACCATTCATATGCCCGGTCTAAGGCTTTCTTGGACATGGCATCTTGTTCCGAGTGAGGATCATCTATAATTAAAAGATCGGCACCCCTTCCGGTTACCGCACCTTCAACACCAACTGCAAAGTACTCTCCACCCTGTGCTGTTTCCCAGCGACCAGCGGCTTTGCTATCTTCCATCAAACGTGTTGGAAAGACTTCTTTGTACTCTTCACTATCCATTAAGTGTTTAGCCTTACGACCAAATCTTACAGCTAGTTCAGCGGTGTGAGTTGCTTGAATAATTTTTAATTTTGGATTGTTACCAATCATCCATGCAGGAAGCAAGAAAGAGGCAAACTCAGATTTAGTATGCCTGGGTGGCATATTAATAATGAGTCTCTTAATTTTTCTAGCTTTTAATTTATTAAATTTTTCTGCAACAATTTTATGATGGTACCCTTCTATGAAATCGGGCCACATGTGTTTTACAAAAGTTAGAAAGTCGCTGCAAATCTTAGTATGTTTTTGTTTTCTATTTAATTGAACTAAGTATCGTTTCAACTCGCGTCTAGTGTCTGGTGGCAGGTTTTCAACCTGTAATTTTTTTATAATATTTTTTATATCAAGCATAAGTCACTCTTATGGTACCAAAACGTTTTTTAACCTCTCTAACTGTCTAAATCAAGCAATATAGTAGAAAGGAGTGGGACCCCTTTAAAAAAAGGGGTTTTATATCTTTAAGCCCTTTGCTTTTTCCGGAACGCAACTGGTACCTCTATCGATGTGGGACCGAAGGTCCCACCCCCTCCGGGGGTGGGGCATAAGCTATGGGGTGGGCGCAGCCCACCCCCGGCGGGGGTGGGATTAAAGCGTTGTTGCATAAATGTCACAGTTGCATAGATACAACTGTGACACTGTGTCCTATAATATCCTATACTATTTACTTGACACGAATTTACTTGACATAGTATTCAAAAGACTTGGAAGCTTGCGCAATTGCACCAGATAAGAAACTAAAGTCATTCTCTAATGCTTTGATCCAACTGTTTAAATACTGTGCATGATTAGGTCTAACTGTTTTAGCAATCTTAAAATGTTTACCAAATAAGATTGATCCAGTTTCAGCAACCAACTCTTCAAATGCATAAGATTTAGTATGATCAAATTCGAACTTATCTTTACGATTTAATCTAGACTCATGTCCAGTAGCATGTGTTAGTTCATGAAAAAACACAGAGTAATAATTAACAGTAGCGTCAGAATCTTTTGTGTCTTTAAAAAATTCTTTTGGTGTCATGTTGATATAGTCTTTAGATGGCACATAAAAACATCTATTAACATCATCATGTTTTACTGTAACATTGGTTGACTTAATAAAAGAATCAATTTCTTTTATTGAATATTGTTTACCAAATTGAACTACTGGTATTTTATATTCACTGTTAGATAAATCAACTTGATCAACATTAAAAACTGTTGATCCTCTCATTACAGCCCATGATTTTTTTTCTGTTGATCCATCTAGTATAGTTCCAAATGGAACAGGGTTGCCAGTTTTTTTGCTAACATATACTGATGGTTTGTAAAAGATAATGCCAGTGCCTTTTGCACCTTTATTAACTTGAGCACCTGCTGATTGCCATTGTTTATAACTAGCCCAAATATTATTCTTGTACTTTTTAGATTCACTTGTAAAAGATAATATCAGTTGGTTAATACCTCTATATCTATTAGTGGTTACAGAATTAAATGCATTAATATTATCTCCGAACATTTTTTCCCATCTACCATTATTTTTTTTCATGGAAGCAATTACTTCTTTTGCGAATTGTTCCAGTGTTTGTTGTGCTGTTGCCATTTTTATTTCCTCGCTTTCACATAACACTATATGAGATTATATAAGAGAAGTCAAGAAAAGAATTTATCTTTATTCTATCTATACTTGTACAACTAGTGATTGAATTTAAGTCTCCTCCCACCCCCGGCGGGGGTGGGATAAAAGCTTTATTGGAAAGTCCCCACCCCAAGCGGGGGTGGGGAGAAAGCTGTGTGGCAAAAATGCCACACAGGAAAACTATTTATATTTTTATCTTGACAGGATTTTACTTATTCAATTAAACCCACCAATCGCAAACATAAAGATTAAATAAAAAGCACAAATAATAACTACATCTGTTTTAGTCATTTGACCTCTTTTTCTTTTGCTATTTTAAATGCCATGTCTAATCTTTTATTCATGGCTAATTGTCGGTCAATTTCTCTTAATCTCATTTCTGAATATAAGAACAAACTAAATCCACCGACAATTAAAAATAGTCCAATATATAAAACTATATTATAATTAATCATCTTCACCTCTATACTCATAACTTTCACCATTGATATTTACAAACACACTTGCAAACTCGGTTGATGCTGTTCTAATTGCATCTTTAGTCATATCCCAAAATTTCAAATAAGAGTGTGCTTTATTTTTACATTTAGAAGTAAAGCAATTTTGATTTGGATTGTCAGTTATCCATTTTGCTTTTCTAAATGAAGTTTGCCATTGAGTAGTTGATACTGCATCATCACCTCTAGGCAAAAATGAGATGTTAAAAACATCACCATTTTTTAATGTATCTTTCTTTAATTGTTTCATCTTTCCTCGCTTTCTATTCTGGGATTATATGTTATATAACCCCAGAAGTCAAGTATTATTTTTAAGCCACTTCTAATAAACTATCTTCATCTTTTTCATCTTCTTTTTGGATAGTTCCAATTAATGTTGTGCTTTTATGATCTGAATATTCTTTTGCACCAGATACAATATCAAAACTATTATTCGGTGCATTATATCCCTCGCAATCTCTTGTTTCATTACATTTAAGATACTTGTTAAAAGCGTCATCATCATCTTTTGCAATCACTTGAGTTTTAACAATGTATGTCACTTCTTTTTCTATCTGATAAACCTTTTGTCCTAAATGCTCATCGGATAATATTAAGTCTTTTGTTAGTCCCCAATTATCATTAATCATTTTATCCTCGCTTTCTATCTGGGATTATATGTTATATAACCCCAGATGTCAAGACTTATTTATTGACTAGGTAAAGCTAATAATGCGGTTGGTATATCCAACTTAATATTAGCTGTATTCATTTCTTTACTCAACTCGGTCAATGTCGGTTGAATATGGCTTCCAGTATGTAAGATAGTCAAACATCTTTCACGTTTGTTTTCCAAAGCATGATATAATTTATGTTTACTTCTCACAAACCTTTCAGCTTCCTCATAACAAGCGTCTTTTATTGCTTTCACAACATAAGAAATGGGGTTGTCTTTTTTAACATCTATATCTTTAATAGAGGTATCTTCCCACTTTCTTACTTTACTTAAACGCTCAAACTGATCTTTGACATCATCAGCTATTTGATTTGCCTCAAGTGTCAAGCCATGTTCAATGCTAGCTTTGCGATCTTGAAAGTCTTTTAACTTATTGACTTTCTTTGCAAGTTCCTTGATCTTACTTTCTAAACCAAGTTCTTTAGCAAAACTACTTCCTTTCTTATCAACAATGACTTGAGCGTCTTTGTTGATTTCACTTTCTATCACGTCTTGTTGTTTATCAAACTTTCTATTAGTCAAGTCCTTATAAAACTCAACGTGATCTTTTCTTAATGGTTGCATATTGTCCTCTCTTTCTATCTGGGAGTATATAAGAGATATAACTAAATGTCAAACGTTTTTTTCTTTATTTATTTTTTTCAACCCACCCCGTGCGGGGGTGGGGTATAATCTTTTATTCAGCTCCCGCCCCCGGCGGGGGTGGGGTATAATCTTTTATTCGGCGACCCCACCCAAATCGGGGGTGGGGTATATACCTCCCCCTTCCCCAACCGCCTGCCAAGTGTATAGGATTTTATGGGAAATGTCAAGAACTATTTTGTCGCACTTTGAAAATATTCTTTAAACTAATTCTTGACTTTGGTTATGAGATATTATAAGATTATAAAAAAGGAGAAATAAATATGTCAACAAGAAGTAATATAGCAATTGAACTACCTAACAAAAAAGTTAAGGTTATTTATGTTCATAGTGATGGCTATCCTTATGGCATAGGTAAGATATTAAATCAAAAATATTCTACTTATACATTGGCCGAAAAACTATTCAACTTTGGTACAGCATCTTATTTAGATGACACTATTGAAACTTGTAGTTTTTATGGTCGCGATTGGGATAGAAAAGAGGACAAAGCGAGAGAGTATAGAGACGAGTGGATGTTTATGAGAGACCTGAGTGGTGATGGTGGTATGATTGAATATCTTTACTTGTTTCAAAATGGTATCTGGAAAGTTAGTGAACAGAATAGCGTTCCAGCACCAGCAGATCATTGGGATGGTAAAAAAGAAAATCTTTATTATTGGACAAAGTATATTCCATTAACACAACATAAAGATTTTGAGACAAAATGGGAAAAACACGCTGAGGTTAAAATGATCAGCGGAATTGGTAAAATGTTATCTAAAAATTTTGGAAGTGATCAAATCACAGTCCAAAGTTTTACAGAAGGGATGCCGAAGAAGAATTAAAAAATTGATCAGGTGCGAATTCCAGGTTGATCTCTGGTAATCTCGGTAATGATGTTTGCTTCGCCCGGGGCACCTGACCAAAGGTGATACAGCAATCCTGCTACAAAGTTAAATCTTTGGCTAAAATACTGGATCTGAGCCCGGGCAATGATTCCCAGGCAACAAGCCACAAGCTCCAAGCCGCAAGCGACAAGCGGCAAGCCC